CTCTGCGCTCCCCAGTCGAAAACTTTTTCACCACCCCTCCTATTGACTTCGCCGGCGGTCTTCCGCGAGTGGCAGGCATGGCAGAGAGACTGGAATGGCCCCGAATAGAACTCCTGTTCGTTGCTCCATCCTTCCACGTGGTCCACATCCGTGGCCTCGGTGTAGATGTTCGCACGCAAACACTCCGCACACCATGGATCCCTGGCCAGTTGTATCCTGCGGATGGATTGCCAGCGCCGCGTGTTGTACAGGCGCTGGCGTTGTGGGTCGTGGTACACATCCGGCTCAGCCTGGCGGTGTGCGTCGCACCGTCCGGCCTTGACCAGGCTGGGGCATCCAGGATACGAGCAAGGGCGCAAGGTAGCATAGGGCATCAGGTCACCTGAGATAAATTCTTCACCAGGTAATCATATTGCCCATTCACGCCATCGCTCGTGCCATAGGAGGCCTGGATGATGACCCGCCGGGTCTCATAGGCATGGGCATCATTCAGGATGGCGTTCGCCGCAGGAGGGATGCTGATCTCCGGCGCAGAGGAGATCGGCGTGATATTCGCCTCCGTCTGTACCACCGTCCCACTATCCAGGTCGATGACCTGCCAGGTCGCCGAGGTAGGCGCCTGCGCCGCGCCGCTCTTATCTTTAAACGTCACGGTCAGGTAACAAGTGGTTTCTTCCGGAATGATGCTGAGCGCCATATCAATTCAGCCTATATTCGATAGCCCGCTGCCTGAGCGAGAAAGTCATCGACCACTGCGCCGGGCTGAAGGCCATGGACCGCTGCGCCATGGAAAACATGATCGTCACGATCATCGCGGTGCCGGCGATCGTCATCCCTCCAGAAAGGCCGCCAAAAGCCTGGCCGAAGCTAGTGATGGTGCGCAATCTCTTTGCCGCCATACTAAGACCTCCACCGGTAGAGCATTTCCACTAGGGCCAGGAACGGCAGGATCAGGTTCCACCGCCCGCGGAACCCCACCGCGGTGGGGATGCCGAACAGCCTGTGCACGAACGGCTGCCCGGCCGAGACGGGCGTGAAGCTCCCCGAAACCATATAGGGGGAGAACATCTGCCCGAACTCCGATCTACCCCGGCCGCGCTTGTTTGCCATTAGACACCTGCCGCCAACTCATCCACCGGGTCCAGGGTCGCGTCGGTGGTCACCGTCTGGCTCATGTGGACGGTTATAGCATCCGTTCTAAATACCTGGAGCGTCCCGGCATTATCACGGATGCGGCTAACCGCCTTCAGGATGGCGGTGGTCAGCGAATGGACCGCTGCCGTGGCCTCCACCTGGTCGATGTCGCGTTTGAGAATGGCGTCGGCGATCTCGTTGGCTGCATCCGCGGCGAGCTCACTCGCTCCGATGGCATCCGCGCCAATGTCGGCTGCTGCCAGGACGAACCCAAGAGCCGTCAAGTTACGTGTGACGCTGGACCACACCTTGTCAGCGGCTGCCTGAGCGAACTCGCTCGAGCCGATGGCGTCGGGGGCGATGGCCCCCGCGTCGATGGCGCCGGCGGCGAACTTGGCTGCCGTAAGGGCCGCCGCCGCGATCGCATCCGCATCGATGGCGCCAGTCCCTATCGCCGCCGCGTCGATGGCCCCCGCGGCGAAGCTGGCCGCAGCAATGACCGCCGCCGCCATCGCTCCTACGTAGCTGTCCACCCGGCCGGATTGGAGCGCGTTCGGAGCGCTGCCCAGCCACAGCCGCAGGTCCACCCCGCCGGCCGGCAGGATTTCGTACGTCTGTGTGGATACCGCCTGGGTGGTAGCCGGGGTGAACGTGATGGTGTCCGATGCCGGAGTGAAGCCCGTGATCAGGCGCACCTGCCCAGCGATGGTCCCACTCGTGAACAGGATCAAGCAGCCCTTCCAATAATCGGCGTCGGCTTCCGTACGGGCCGCATCCACCATCGTGGTGGTCGAGCCGGAGTCGGAGGCGCCCGAGGCCAGCGAGCGCAGTTCGGTCACCGCGTCGGCTGCCAGAGCATCCGCATCGATGGCGCCTGTCCCGATGTCTGCTGCTCCCAGGGCAAAGCCCAGGGCGGTCAAATTGCGCGTGACTGAAGACCAAACTTTATCTGCAGCCGCCTGGGCGAACTCGCTGGAGCCGATGGCATCCGCGGCAATCGCGTCCGCATCGATAGCCCCTGCGGCGATCTTGGCGGCCGTGATCGCGTCTGCCGCGATCGCTCCGGCGTCGATGGCGTTATCGGCGATGGCGTCTGCATCGATGGCCCCCGTGGCAATGGCGGCCGCGTCGATGGCGCCGGCTGCGAAAGCCGCCGCCCCAATCGCCCCGGCCTGGAATGAGCCCACCTCCACCCCGCCGTTGGCGTCCACATCCATGCTGCGGCCCGTCGTGGTCGGCCAGGCCAGGTCCACGAGCTGGCGCGTGACGGTGTACATCACGTTCACCGCCGTCTTCGCCCCGGCCGTGCCGGTCTTCGTGATCGTCGCTACGATGTCGGCGTTCATTTCGGTGCTCGTCAGCGTCAGGTAGTAGACTCCCGAGCTGGTTGCGATTTCCGTCGCCTCGTTGGTGCAGTCCGTGAACGTGCCGTGGTCCTTTGCGACCTCGGAATCCGGCGTGGATGCGGCCGTGACCAGGTCGCCGTCCGCGTCGTAGATCGGGAACTGAACCTCGAACGCCGCGTTCTTCTTGGGGGGCCAATCAGACATGCTTGCCTCCACGCCGGAACAGTCCGGCGACTCTTTCGCCCACCGTCTTCGGCCTGGCCGTGGACGGTGTCTTCTGGACCTCGACGATGGTCCCCGCTTCGGCCTTGTGCTCCTCCCTGACCCTCACGGTGCGCAGCCAGGATTCCTCTTCAAGGAGCTCCACGTTCTCGACGAGGGAGGGCCTGAGGTTAGACACGCGCACCGCCTGCTTACCCTCTTCTATGGAGAGCCGGGCCTGGTCCGTGCCCTCCCTCACGTCGTACTTCACCGTGATGAACAGGGAGTCCACCTTGTCGCTGGGATCCGCCTGCTCTACGCCGATGACCTGCGCGACGAACGTTCCCTTGCGCTTGTGCGTGATGCGGTAGACTTTGCCGACCTCCACCTGAAGTATGTGCATCAGTTGTGCCCTCCCGGGCGGTCCCGCCGCCCGCTGCCCGTGGGGATGCCCCACGTCCGTGCTTGAGTAGGTTGGCCGGCCGGCGCGCCGCCGGTCTCCGTGATCGCCAGGCCGATGATAGTGGCGTCGTCGGCGGTGTCCGAAGTGTAGCCCGCGGTCACATCCGCCGTACCGATGGTATCGTAGGTGAACACGCCCGCCGTCGCCACCCCGTAATCGTCCTGGTACCTGTTGGTCCAGCTCGCCAGGGGAGTAATCATGCTCGGGGTCTGCCTCCCTGAAAAGTATCCAAGGCAGCAGAAGCAGTCCAGGCCCCCCAGGCTCAGCGTGAAGGAGGGGTCGTCTATGGCGGTGGAGTTGATCGAGTTGTCGGCATCCTGTACGACCAGGTCGGCGGCCGCGGTGAGGGTGATGCAAACGGCCGCCTTGGGGTCGGCGCCGCTGACGGTGACGACAACGGTCTGGTTGCCGGTCGGCACGCTGGAGAGCAGCGTGTAGGCGTACACTACGTCGGGTTCGCCGCCCGTCTTCCCGATGGGGCTCGCTGGGGCCTCGACCATCGCCGATCCGCCGTAAGTCACGCCGCTTACCTCGTCCGTGCCGCCGCCCTGCTGGATGACGTACACGATCGCGCCGCGGGGCGTCCCGGCGGGCGTGTGCGTCCAGGACAGATCCCCTGTGCCCGGAGTCGCATTGGATATAGCGTCATAAGCGGCGGTCATCTTGCCCTCGCCAAAATCGCCACGAGCGCCCCGCCCACCAGGAACCCATGCAGCCACCACAGCGCCGCCCAGGCCCAGGCCGGAATACATACCCGGCGCCTGGCGAACCCCGGCAGAACCGGGGTACACAATCCGCGCAGCTCGGCCAGTGGATCCACGCTCATCCCGGCTCCACCCCACCTGGTGTTTCGGCAGGCTCCATATACCGGCTCGCCCCGCCCTGCACGCACGCCCAGGCTCGCCCGCCCTGGTAATCGATCTCCACCCAGGCCGATGCGCCGGCGATATCCTGCACGACCACGTGGTCGCCGGCCGAGAGTGAACCAATCGACGCGTAGACCGTGCCCGGCCCGGTGCGCACGTTCAGCCGGCTGGCGATCACCCGCATGCGCAGGCCCTGATCGGGTGGGGGTGGAGGCGGTGGGGGGCTTCCCGGCCAGGCGAACTCGGCGATCACCGGCCACAATTCGGGCAGCCGCTGCCGGGCGAACCACCACTCCCAGAAATTGCAGCCCTGCACCAATATCTTGGCCTTCTCCAGGAACTCGGCCACGTCGCCGGGCGTCGCCGCCCAGCCGTTCCACTTGTACGCCGCCCCGGTGGGCACTACCGGCATATCCGGCTTCAGCGACTGGTATTCGCCCAGGCAGCGCTCGAGCTGCGCGCCCGGGTTGTGCGCCTGCTCCCAGTACACCTGGGGCATGGCGAAATCGCAGAAGGTCAGGAACTCGTGGAAGGGGAACTCCCGGTGCAGCGAGGGGTAGCGGTACGAGCTGAGCGCCAAGGGCAGGTACGGCAGCGCCCGCCGCAAGAGAGTCATGTAAGTGATGGCCGGCCCGGACATGCCCGGCGCCTTGAATTCCACCTCGGCGTTGACTACGAACCCATCCAGGCCCAGGTCGAGCGCCTGCCGGCTGGCGACCCCCGCCTCCAGCGCCGGCGACTGGCCGAAGATATATTGCCAGCCCCACGCCCGGATCCCTACCGCGTGCAGCGCCGCGACCAGTCCCGGTAGATCCGAGGCCGCGTTATAGCGGTAGATCCCGTTGGCCACCTTGATCAGCACGTGCGTCAGCCCGGCCGCCTGCGCCTCGCCGGCGATCGCCTGCACATTTCCGCCTTCGCAGTAGGGGATTTTCCAGGTGAAAAAGCCTTTGCCTGTGAGGATGCTCATTGTGGTTTCAGCGGCCCGGTTTGCGGCTTCCCGCCCAGGGCAATGACCTGTTCGGAGAGTCGCCCGATGGTGCGGTCATCGTCTTTTTTCTGGCGGGCCATCTCGTAGTTCTTCTCACGCCATTCGGCGGCCTGCTGTTCGGTCGTGCGGCGCCGCTCACGCTCTTCGTCCAGGCGCTTCTCGACGGTTTCCTTCTCGGCCTCGGATTCCTTCAGCGCCTCGGTCAGCTCCGCAATCCGGTCGCTCAGGTTGCGGATCAACGTCTCCGAGGCCTGCCTGGCCGAGTCTGTATCTCTCTTGAGATTGGCCGCAACGGCCACCTTGCGTTCATCCCGCCGCTTAACGAACATAGGCACCAGCGCGACGGCGGCAGTGGTAGCGGCTCCGATGATGGCGACGATGACGGTTTCCCAGTTCATTACCAGTAATCATGTTCGAAAAAGCAATTTCTCGTAGGCAAGCATGATCATCACGCCCAGGATCAGGAAGGCGGCTTGCAGGCGGATGAGCACGGACCAAAAAGTAAAATCGATCCGGAGCGGGACGCCCAAATCACGGGCGAACACGAAGGCGTAGAAGACCAGAATGTGCAGGAGCCAGGTCACAGGTGGGATAGCATACGGCCACTGGGCAGGGCTGCGCCGGACGTACAGGAGCGAGAAGGTCAGCGCCGCCAGGACTACGACCACCACGGCGATCTGCAGCGCCTGCTGGGTGGTCATGTGGGTTTCGGCTTATTGCTCGCCAGATCGTGGATCAGGTTCGAACCGCCGCCGATCACAACGGTGGACAGCATCCGCCCCACCAGCAGGTTGGGGATGTAATCGGCGAACAGGTTGATCTCCGAGAACCAGCCGATCAGCCCGCCCACGACCAGGCCGACGTACAAAAGGAAAAACGTATCGATCCCGAACCGCTTGAATGCCGGGCTGATCAGGTATTCGATCACCCGCTCGGCAACCAGGGCCAGGAAACCGGCGATAAGAAATTTCTCCATCGCTCATTCCTGCCAGTAGGTAAACCGGCCGGCGCCGATTCGAACGCGCTGCACGGCCTTGGGCTGCTGGAAGGCTCCCCAGCGTACCCAGCGACGAATATTGGCAAAAAGTAATAGTTTCATGGTGTCCTTTCTTTCGTAGATCGGCTTAAACCAAAACCGGGGCGAAATCCGTTATTTACGGATTTCGCCCCGGTGGGATACCACACAGCCAGGCGAAGGCGAGGGTGCGCCTGCGGACCGCAAGGCACGGACTTCGCCCCGAAACTACCTCACAGTATACAGGTCATTTGTTCTAGAGTCAACGGACGAATGTCATATTCCCCTATCAAGGATGCAAGGCGGTGGTCGAGCTGTCCGGCAGCGGCTTGATCTCATCCGTCTTGCCCGTCCTGGCCCGCACGTCGATGGTGGAGACGATCGAGCGGATCCGCCCGTGCTCCACGCTCAGCAAGATGGTGCCGAAGCCGTAACCCATCACCGTGCCCAGCTCGCCGGCCAGCGGCTCCAGCCAGGCGCCCAGGATCTCCGCCAGGCCGCCCGTCGAACGCAGTGACGGGACGCCCTGGGGAGGCTCGAACGCCCTGGCCGCCAGCGGGTTGAAGATCGCCCGGCCTGGCCTGAGCCAGCGCACCTGGTTCTTCTCGACGCGGACTTCCAGGTGGCCGAAGCCCTGGACGATCACCCGGACCAGCTCCTGGCACAATTGAACTTGTTGGATTGGATTGAGCAGGTTATCAAGGTCCATCGTTGCAGCAGTGTAGATGCAAGGAAGCTTGATCGCATTATACACCACGCGAATCCGGCCAATTCGGTGTTCGCACGCGAACAATTTCGCTTTCCGATGTCGGAAGGCGAATATCCAACTCTCCTCAAAATGACTCGCCCCTGTTAAAATTATCCTGTCATACATGGCTCAACTCACTTCGTTGAGCACGTATTACGAAAGTGAAGGGAGCGATGGACGAAAAAATTCTCGGACAATTCCTCGAAAAACTGGAGCGAATCGCCGCCGCCGTCGAGAGCCTGGCCAGGGACGGCGCCCCGCAGGCCCCCAACTACGTCAAGCCGCTCGGCGATTACCGCCAGTTCGACTGGTCGAGCATCGCCGCCTCCGTGGTTCAGCAGGATGCCGACGGCCCCACCCACGTCGAATGGGGCGGCTACTTGTGGAACCGCCGATCGCCGGCCAATAAGTTCGACCCGGCCATCTGGTACAGCCGCGCCCAGGGCCGGGATGAACAGGGCAATGTCGCCTACCTGCGCCTGATCACCTTCAAGCCCCTCAAGGATTCCGACCCGGTGCCCGATAAGGTGGCCCAGGCTGCTACCCGGCAGCCGGCAGCGCCCGCAGGCCTGCCTGCGCAGGCAGGACCCACCGGCGAGATCCAGCTCACCCTCGACCAGGCCCCAGCCGCAGCGGCTGCGCCCGTGGCCAGCATCGCCATTCCCGGCGACGCCACCGCCTTTATCGACCGGGCGCGCTACCTGCAAGAAGCGAAACAGACCCACAACCTCAGCCCCGAGGCCGCCGAGCGCATCGCCACAATTTTCGGCGTGCGCACCGGCCAGGCCGATCACGCGCCCGCCCTGGCCTACCTGCCCTTCTTCGGCCAGGCGAAGAAGCTGGGCCTGGACTTCGCCGCCGCCCGCGCCATCCTGGAAGAGTCCGTCATGGATCTGGATGCCGCTCTGCAGGTGCTCGCCCGGCAGCACACCCCGCCGGCCGCCGGCGCGCGCGAGTGATCTATGGCATCCCGCCAGTGCGACCCGCATTATGACCCTCCGCTGGACGCCGGCATTGAGCGCGCCGTAAGGATCCTCAATCAAGCGGGCATCGAAACGTACGAATCTTGCGAAGGAGGCTCTGGGCATGCCTACCCAGAGCCTACCATTCGTTTTCACGGAGAACGTGCAGACGGTTTTCGGGCCTTATCGGTTGCATTACAAAACAACCTTCCAGTGAGCGGGCTGAAACGTGTTTGGTGCATCGTTGATGGCGAACCCACCGGGCCAACCTGGGAGCTCACGTTCTTCGTGAAGGCTTAGCGCCCTTTCTGATTAAGATCGGCGCATTCTTGGCATAACGGTTTCCCGCCCGTGCCATCTCTCCGATTCTCCTTCTCGATATTATTGCCCGTATTGCAGTTGGTGTTGTTGTGATGCACGGACTGCTTAATCGAGTGGAAGGGTGATGTTTTCGGCATCGTTTCGTCCTCCTTTCTGATCACCAAGATTTCGAGAAACTGCTCTACGCAGCTTCCAATACCATCACTTCGCCAGGTGATGGGTGATCTCGATCTTCAGCAAAGCCTTGACAGGGGGACTCGCGGCCTATATACTAGCAATAGGTAGCAAAACAGGCAGCGATCCCATCCTGCCGCTACTGTCCATCTTGCCGCCAGTGGTCGCTGGCGGCTTTTCGTTTCGCGCATTATACCGCGAACATTGATATTCTCGTTGTGGAAAATCGAACGGATAAGCTATAATCGGTGGGGTTGGGAGTTCTTACTCCCGTTCATCTTCCTGGAGGGCGTTGCCGGCGCTCTCCAGGTTTTTGTTTTCTCTAGCAGATGGAGAAACGGCCTTGCGATTCTGCAAAGCCTTTCACGATATATAGATGTATATTAGTCATTGACTTAATTGGGAATCTCATATAGAATCAAAAAAACAAGGAGGTTCGATGCTAAACACCATGCCACGGACCGTTCGTCTAACGGTCGCTGAACTTCTCGAAAAGAAGGGTTGGTCTACAGCGAAATTCGCTGAAGAGGCACACCTCAATTACAATCAGGCTTTAAATATTCGCCGCGGAGCCTATAATCGCATCGATCTTGATACGATTGCCCGGATATGTGAAGCTCTGGAAATTGAGCCAGGTGAGCTTTTCATTTTCGAGAATTCAGAGACCCCATAAAACGAACGGCCCGGCGCTCAGCACCGGACCGTCGCACCAACCCTTCCCCCGTATTCCGGCAAAGAAACCGGGCGAAGGGCCGCACAACCGACCATAAGGAGATCGGACTATGCCAACTCAAACCGATTCACTGTCCCCCGCCCAAAAGCTTCTCGGAGAATTGCGCGCCGCTGGCTGCGAATTCTCCTTAGCCATTTTTTACGGTAATCTGGTCGCGCCTTTCGGCGTCGAAAAGGTGCGCCGGGCGCTGGAGACCTACCAGGAGCTTGCCCAGAAAGGCGTCGAGCTGCATGCCTTGGAGATCATCCTGCGCGGCTTCCGTCACGGTGCATTTCGTCCCATAGAGTCGGATCTCGCCGTAGGAGCGCCAGGCCTTTCTCCAGCGCATGGATCGATGGCCCAAAATCGAGCTGATGGCCTTGGCTCATCCAGCTCTCTTGCTCCTTGATTTCAGCCTGGACCAGCGAGACCAGATCGACTGGGGCAACTTCCAACTCCTCCTGCCCACTGGCGAGCTTGATGAAGATTTTCCCATCTTCCAGGCGGACCGATAGACCTAATTTTGCAGCATTCATCTCAGCACCTTAACAACCTATTTCAATCCCCTCGATGGGGCCAGTGGCGAGGGTGGGACTTGAACCCACAACCAAGGGCTTATGAGAACACGCAGACCAATGTCCTATAAAGACATTGGTCTGCAAAAAGCAAAAAAAGACGAGCTGAGTACTCTCAGCCAAGGTCCGGCATGTGCCGGTCGTACTCCCGCTGGCGCTCGTCATCCGCGAACTGGCCGTAGTAGCGGTCCGTCACGCTCACGTTCTTATGCCCCATGAGCTGCGCGATCACCCCCAGGCTCATCCCCTGCTGGGCTAAGAGCCGCCCGAAGCGGTGCCTCCACTGGTGCGGGCTGAAATTCTTCTTCACCCCCGCCAGGATTGCAAACCGCTTGACCACCTGGTAGATCCCGCTCTCCCCCAGGGCCTGCCATTCCCCCCCGTTGACCTTCCCCAAGAACACGTGCTCATCGGCGATAGCCGTGCGCACCGCCAGCCATCCCTGCATCGCTTCCAGGGCGCTGGGCGTCATATACACCGGCCTTTCTTCGTCGAACTTCTCCCGTACGATGGCCCGCCGGTTCCTCGGCTCCGGCTCATCCAGCGCCAGGTCATCCAGCAGCAGCCCGGCCATCCCCCCCAATCTCGCCCCGGTACTCTCCAGGAAGCGCAAGAGCGCGTAGTCCCTCTCTCGCATCTCGGAATCTTCCCCCCCACGTTTCGCCAAAGCCAGGATCCGGCTCACATCCCCATCCGCGATCCCCTTCCGGCCCGTCCTGGGTAAACGCGGAAATGCCAGCTTCCGGGCCGGGTCGGCCGGGACAATCCCCTGCTCCTCGAGCCACTTGAAGGATACCTTGGCTGCCCGCACCAGGCTGTGCAGGTACGATGGCGAGAGTCCGCCCTTCGTTTTCGGATGCGAGCTCTTCCCGCCCCAGCGCAGCTTGCGCCCCTGCTGGCCCGCATACCACTCCAGCAAATCCGACTCCATCACCCCCACCGCCGGCGCGCCCGGCCCGAGCGTAGCCGAAAGCCCGGCCAGGCGCTTGCGGTACCATTGCACCGTCTTGGGGGATTTCCCCACCAGACCCAGGCGCAAAAACGTCTCCAGCGCCTGGGAGACCGTCGGCTGCTGCGCAGAATCGACAGCCGCCACCTTGGAAACACGATTGGTTTTCATTCGTCCCTCCGACGAGTTGCCCTTTCAGGCAATAAAAACGGCCAGCCTTGCCCGGCTGACCGCTTCGAACTGGCAAATTTGATTGCCAGCACCCTCGCCGGGGGAGTGTTGAGTGTGATGCCCATCCACGATAATACACTACCCCCGGCTCCAATTATACCCTGAACCGCTTTTCGTTCAGGCAATGATGCAAAAATGGAGCCAAAAAATGTCTACAATCTACATCATCCAACCTGATGACGACGCCCGCAAAGACGCCATCAACGCGCTGATGGACTCCCTGGATAAACTCTATCCGGATGAGATCATCACCCACCAGGCCATCGCCATCAAAACCGAAATCCCCGCAGTCATCCAGTTACTCACCAGCCTGGTCTCCCCTGTCCAGGCGACCCATCCGAGTACTCTCGGACCCCTAACCGAAGCCGGCGCGCCCCCCTCCCCTGATGAAAAACCCAAGGCGCGCCGGCAGCCCCCCGCTTCGCAGGCCGCCGCCAAGGGCGGCTCCTATAAGCGCAAAGAGAAGCCCGATCCGGGCGGCTCGGCCGCGCCGGTCGCTGGCCCCTCGAGCTTCCCCGCCGCCTCGGTCAAGGACCTGCTCGACGAGCTGGACGCCCAGGCCCACCAGCTCGCCCCCGCCGGCGATCCTGCCGCCGAAGAAGCCAGAGAAAAAAATGCTTCGGCCTCCCAAGTCGCACGGTGGAAAATCCTGGACTCCGGCAAGGAGCTATCCGATCTCCACTACGTCCTGAAGAACCGCAAGCTGGCCCCCGGCGCCCGGGTGCGCAACAAAACACGCGGCCTGTACGAAGTGATCGAGAAGACCAATGGCCAGGGCCTGACCCTGCGCCGGCTGGCGTCGTGAGCTGAGGGGGATGCCATGAGCGACCATCGCCGCCAGAGATCCGGGATCATCTACCTGATCCACTTCGAGACCAAGCTGCACCACGCCCAGCACTACCTCGGCTTCGCCGTCGACCTGAACTTCCGCCTCAACCAGCACCACGCCGGCAACGGCTCGAAGCTCATGGCCGCCGTCCACAACGCCGCCATCGGCTGGATCGTCGCTCGCACCTGGCGCGGCAGCCGGGACTTCGAGCGCCGGCTCAAGAATCTCCACGCCGGCCCCCGCCTGTGCCCCATCTGCCGGGCGAACCTGGGCATCCATGCCAAATCCGATTCGCGGCAACTCGCCTTTTAGGGAGGCCAACATGGAAAAAACTACAGAACGCATGTACAGCGGCTTGGACTGGCTGGAAAAGAACCTTCCTCACCGCAAAGGCCGCGATAATATCATTTCCCCTTTGGGCCGGAAAGTGGCCGACCTGCTGGGCGATCTCTTCTACGGGATCTACCACATCAACAAAGAAGCCATGAACGTGGACTGGTCGAATGAGCGCTGGATCCAGATCACCCTGCCTGATCATGGTTGGAGCACGTTCGACTTTGCCAACCTGACCCGCTTCGTGCTGCTTTGCCATCAACATGGCATCCGGGGCACCATCGAGGCCGCAGCCTACCGATATATCCGCTTTATCTTCCACGATGCCGAAAAAGCCTGCGGTCGGCCACACCCAACCATCGAAGAGGCCATCGCCCATAACCAATGATCCTTCCCCATTGGAGCACACCATGACCACACCCCAGAACATCCCCCCCCTCGACATCGGCCAGGTCTACCGCCGGGTCAAGATACAAACCGCCGAGCTGCGCGACCCCGATTCGGCCTACTACCTCACCCACTTCCAGGCCGTCGCCCGCCTCCTGGCCAAGGAGATCGGCGTCGAACGCTACCGGGCCTGGCACGACAAACACTTTCCGGAGGACGGCCTCGGTTTCGGAACGAAACCCCATACCTGGAAAGCCAAATTCACCGCCGCCAATGCCGCCCTCTGGCGCATCCTGGACCGCGACGAGTCGCACCGCGAGACCCAGATCGAGCGGGAGATGCGCGTCTCGCTGGATGAGGAATAATGAGCCCATTCCAATTGCCCTTCGCCGAAGATGTGAACTACTGGCAATCCGGCAAATCCCCGCCCGACGCCTGGATCGACCGCACCAAAGCTCTGGTCAAGGGCCTGGGCGGGGTCATTCTCATGGACGCATTCGGATCGGATGCCTCCGGCCGCGCCGCCTTTGCCATGCAGCTCGAGATCGGTGGAGAGCGATACAAGGTGATCTGGCCCGTGCTGCCCAGCCGCACCAAAAACGAGCGCGCCGCACGCATCCAGGCCGCTACCATGCTCTACCACGATGTCAAACAGCGCTGCCTCTCCGCCGTGGTCCTGGGCGCCCGGGCCGCTTTCTTCTCCTACCTGGTGCTGCCCGATGGGCGCACTGCCGCCGAAGTCGCCACCCCTGAGCTAGCAGACAGCCTGCCCGCTTTATTGCGGGCTAAAAACGAGTGAGATACCCCATGAAAACCCTCGCCATCATCGCCGATACTCTGATTGGGACCGAGCCGGACGCCACCGTCGAGCCTGGCCACCAGGTGCTGGTCGTTGCCAACACCCCCACCGGCCAGGCCCTGGCCGGGCTGCTTGCCCCCGACCGGCCGGTCAACGATTGGGATCAATTCATCCGCATCCCCCACGACCAGGAGGTGGACCGCCGCCTGATCTGGCTCGTGGACCTGTTCGCCCACATCCGCTTCACCGCCCCCGAGCTCTTGCAGCTCCGCCTGATCGAGTGAGACTGCATGGATATCCAGCTTCCTCCCCGTTTCGTGGCGGTGCCGGCCAAAGTCATTTACTCCGACCTGGTCTCCTCATCGGATAAGGAATTCTTCCTCCGGCTGCTGGGCCTGGCCTGGGAGTATGACTATAAGCGCACCGCCGATCTCCCCTTGAAAGATCTGCTCCGGTTCCTGGGCATTTCCCATGCCACCTTCTACCGCAAAATCGGAAAGCTGGCGAGTGAGGCCTGGCTGCTGTCCATGCCTACCCGCCCCGGCTGCGTTCGGTTCGCTTTTCCGCTTTCGCAGAATGGCCAGGGAAATGCCCAGGAACCGGCGAGTCTCAAGTTTGAGACTCGAGTCTCAAACTTGAGACTCCCTCCGGAGGATGAGGATGAGGAGGAGGATCTATTAATTAATTTAAAAGATCCTCCTCCTCCTCATCCTCCTCAGAGTCTCAAAAATGAGACAGTCTCAAAAATGAGACTCCTGCAATCCGCCGGCGTCAAGCCCGATATCGCCCAAAAGGTTGACCAGGACCCCGAAACCAGCCTCGACGATATCCTGGCCAATATCGCCTACGCCCATGATCCCAGGATCAGCGCCCGGCAGCCGGCCATCATCCTGGGCATCAACCTGCTCAACGGCTACCGCCCGGACGCCACCTATTATGGCGATCCCGCCCGGATCCCCGCCGCCATCCTCGAGCGCGCCGGCCTGGCCAGCCTGTTGGAGCCGGACTCCAGCGATGGAGCCGAGCCCACAGATGAGCCTACGGCCTATCCACAGGTGGACCCCGGCGAACCTTCAACCGGGGTGGAGCACGTGGTCGCGCCCAGTCCGGATCTCGACCAGCTCATTTCCGGCACCTTCACTGCCCGCAAAGCCTGGCAGGCCGCCCGCGATCAGCTCCAGATGGAGCTGCCCAAGGCCGTCTTCGACGCCTGGCTCAGCCAGGCCGAGCTGCTCGCCTACCGGGATGGCGCCTTCACCATCGGCTGCCCTAATGCCTATGCCGCCATGTGGTTGGAAAGCCGGTTGACCTCGACCCTCACCCGCTTGCTGACCGGCATCTGCAACCGGTCCGCCGGCGTCCAATTCGTAGCACTCAGCCTCGCCGAATAACGTTCGCACGCGAACACAGGAGCAACGATGTACTATATCCCTCTCAACCTGATTGATCCGAATCCCTGGCAGCCCCGCCAGGCGTCAGACCCCGGCAAGATCCACGAATTGGCCACCAGCATCCTGTCCTATGCCAACTCCCATCCGGACACCGGCGGGCTTTTGCAGCTCCCCGCCGGTCGCCTGGTCGGACTCGACCCCGATCAGAAATGGTCAGGGGTAGACATTCAGGATATGCCCACATCCGGCGATCTGACCGGCTGGCTGATGGACTTGGGCCTGATCTATCGCATTCAGCTCGCCTATGGCCACCGGCGGCTCGAGGCGTTCAAAGAGCTGGGTTCGAACCGCTTGCCGGTCGAGTTGGGCAAATACACCGACGAAGAGATGGCGACCATGGCCTGGGCGGAGAATAACGACCGCGAAGATCTGACCCCCATCGACCGGGCCTTGTTTGCCCAGAAGATCATCCAGGACTTCAACCTTACCCAGGAGAAAGCCGCCAAGAAACTCAACATGTCCCGGCCGGCCATCTCCAACCTGCTCCGCCTGCTCAAGCTGCCCGCCGATGTGCAGGCCCACCTGGCTTCCGGCCAGATCTCCCCCCGCCAGGCGGATGCCCTGCTCTCCCTGTTCAGCTTGCCCGAAGAGATTCGTAAGAAAGCGGAAATCCATTGGGAAGAGAATGTCAAACCATCCGCCATCCTAAATGCTGCCGTCGAAGGCGAATCCTCCGAGAATACCCGCAAGCGCGTCACGCAGCTCACCGAGCGTTATGCAGAAAAGCTCAATAACGCCCCCTGGTCGCTCGCCCTGGTCTTCGCAGACTACCCCAACCGGCATGCCCCCGCCTGCTCCCAATGCGACGCCCGGCTGGATGAAGGCAACTGGAATTACTGCACCCTGCCGGAATGCTTCCGCTCTCGCTATAAAGCTTTCCAGCAGGACTACCTCCAGCGCGCCGGCCAGGTGTGCGGCATCCCGCCCCTCGAGGGAGACCGGGACCTCTACCGCACCACCTCTCTCTACAGAGAGCACGCCCAGATCCTCGCCACGAAATGCGAGAACCTGCGCCTGATCTACGAAGGCCGCCATAATGGGGCGTTTCCCCATCCGGAGGGCTTCCCCGAGGCCCGCATCCTCTGCCAGAAGCAAAACCAGTTCTGCACCTGCCTCAAGGGCCTGGAGCAAATGCAGAAAAGCGCCGCCCGGCCCCAGGCAGCCGAGAGCCAGGCCCTGCCTGACGGCAGCCAGGCTCCGGACCAGATGCAAGATTCCGCGCTCTCTGGCCCGACTGCCGAGGAGCTGGAGGATGCCGCCCGCGTTGCCCGCGTTGCCCAGAAAGAGCGCCGCCGGCAGGTGCTCGACCTGGCCCGCCAGGCCTCCAACCTGTTCGCCGATGCCATGGACCGCGACGAGCCGGCTGCCTGGCGCCAGCTCGCCGGCAAACTCATCGGCTGGAGTCGTGTTGACGATCTGAAAGAACTCGCCTCATCCGAGATCCGTAGGCGCATCGCCGATAAGCTGTCCGAAGAGCACAGCTACGACTACACCGGCGACTCCCGGCCCGATGACGCCCTTCACCGCCTGAACGAGTGGCTAAAAGAGTCTGGCCTGCCCGCCCTGCGCCTGGATGGCTCCACGGCCGGGAATGACCCCCTCTCCGCCATCCTGCGCCGCTGGGGCCGCATCCAGGGCTGGCTGGAGCAGAACATCGAGACCGCCCCGCCCTATGCCATGCGCGGCAACCACGATAACCTGGAGCGCCTCAACCTGGACCTGCATGAGCTGATCCAGGCCGGCCAGGCCCGCGCCGACGATCCGCTCCTGGCCGAGATCTACGGCGACCGTGGCTTCGCCTACTGGCTAGACCGGCTGGAGGCGCAACATGAAGAAGCCTAAAGCGGCTCCCCGCCGCAGGCCCAGGTTCCACCGCGGCGAGCAGGTCCACCTGCTCCGCTTTCTCCCGCCGATCCTGTCCGGCTCCACCGTTGCCATCCTGGAAGTGCGCGATGTGGGCCGGGAATACCGCTACCAGGTCGACTCCACCGAGTACCCGGAGAAGCCGGTCTGGGCCAGCGAAGACGACCTGGCATACCCCATGGACCCCGGCGCAGCCGGGCAGGAGCACAGCCGATGAACGCCATCCGCATCTTCATCCTTTGCATCCTGCTAGGCCGCCACATCAAACGCTACGACCTGCGCGAAGACCGCATCTGGTGCGCCCGCTGCCACTACGAGTTCTACCCCGAAGAGCGCCCATGACCCCCGCCATCCCCATCGACAGCCTGCCCGCCTTCCTGGAGCGCAATCGTCTGCGCCAGGAGCGGGCCGAATGGGGCTGGGAGCCGGGCGCCGAGCCGACCGTCTATGTTTCCCGTCTCCAGCCTGCCCTGCCCGGCCTTCCACCGGTGGAACAGGAGGCAAAGCCCTCACCCCCCCCTGTTCCACCCGCCCGGCCTTCGAAGCTGGCCCTGACTCTCGCCGGCATGCTGCGCCAGGCTGCCGCCCGCCCGGCCTCCGTCCAATCGAAAAATCTCTTCCGCGGCCTGCGCGTGGATATCATGGTGGGCATCGACGGTCAGACCCGGCTCATGATCGCCAGGAAAGGCGTCTACCCGTCGGATGCCGAATGGGTCACCATCCTGTCCTACTGGCCCTATGACCCTCCGGATATGGTCCCGGAGAAATTCGAATATAAACAGTGGCGCTGCATGCGCGCCGTCTGGCCCACTCCGGAGGTGCAGCCATGAAGCAAAGACAGTTCGAGCAAGCTTTTCTGATCGTGATCCTGGCGGCGCTGGCCCTCGTCGCGCTGGCCAAAGCCTTCCACCTGTACTAAAAGCCGGGCCGTTCAAGGCGGCCCGGCTGCCGGGGAGAGTGCTCCCGGCAGGTTAATTGTATTTGAAAGATTGGAGAGTGCAAATGACCAAACTCATTGTTTTCATCGGTATATTGGCCCTGGCCACCCTGGGCTTGCTGTCCTGGTCCGCCTCGCTGTCGAACAACGCCGTCGAGATCGCCCAGGCCCAGGCCGCTATCCAGGCCGCACGTGCGGCCCAGGACGCTGCCCAGGCCGCCCAGATCGCCGCTCGCGGCCTGTCGGCCGTGTCCGTGATCAACTCCCTGATCCTCCTGGTCCTGCTGGCCATCTGCCTGGCGCTGGTGGTGCTGCTGGGCTACTACGTCATCACCCACCGCCCCAGACCGCAGTGGGCGCCTGGCCCGAACGCCAATTTCCGCCGGGTGAACCAGCCCCGGCTGCCGCAGGCGGCCCCCACCGCCCAGGACATCCTCAATGCCATCATCTATCAGCAGGTCGCCGGCGGGAAACAAATCCAACTGTCGCAGCCTCCCGAAGAGCCGGGGGAAAGTGAGATCGAATGGTAGCGCGCATCCTTCTTCTCCTGACCGTGGGCGCCCTGGTCTGGGGTGGGTGCAGCGCGCTCGTGCCGGGCGGGTCGCCATTTGGCATCCCGCCTGCTGACCCGTCCGAGGCGGCAGTCTGGTCCGCCGACCGTACCCGGCAGGTACGCCAGGAAGGAAACCGCCAGGCAACCCTGGAAGCGGGGCAGCTTGAGCATGAGCAATCCGCCCAAGATACCCTGGACGCCAAGCAAGCCAAGCTTGACTCCGAGAAACGCGCCCTGGAAGAGGCCGCGGCCGCCCGCCGGGAAGAGTCCACCCGCGCCGCCCAGGCCCGCCTCGAGACCGCCGAAGCCACCCGCCAGCTAGCCACCATCGTGGTCCAGGAGACGGCTGCAGAGCGGGATTGGATCGCCCAGGGCTGGACGGCTACCGCTGATAGCGTGCTCGCAGCCGCCAAGGCCACCGGCGACCAGGCCGCCGCCTGGAGGCAGGAGACCGCTGACGCGGCCGCCGTGCAGGCGCTCTCCACCGCCCAAGCCGCTCAGGCCCTGGTGGCAGCCCAGAAAGCCGAACAGGAACGGCTGAACACCGAGCGGCTCGTGATCCGCAAATCGTTCGACGCCTGGGCGCCGTACCTGATCGGGTTGCTCATCGGGTCCGTAGTCGTGGCCGGCCTGTGGTACTGGCGCCGCCACCAGGTGGTGCCGCGCGATTCCAACGGACTCTTGCCGGGTATTCGGGTGGGCGATAGGGTGCTCGACCCAGAGCGCTCCATTCTGCCTGTTCTGGATCCGAAGATGCCGGTCCAGGCCAACCTGGCAGCCCATCTGCAGATCACCGAAAATGCCCAGAAAGTACAGGCGCTCAAGCAGCTCCAGGGGAAAGGTACTCCATCCCAGGCCCTGGGCCTGCTCAAATCCGCCCCGGCTGCATCGCCGGCTGCCAACGGCAATGGGAATGGGAATGGCGCCCACCTGCCCCCGGCGAGCTGGTCCCAGTTCGAGCGCGAGACCGGCCTGGCCATTCCGCTTGGAACGGGACCCAACGGGACTCTCCACCTTCCGGACCCGGAAGAATATCCACATCGCCTGCTCGCCGGCGCCACGGGTGGCGGGAAATCCCGCTACGGCATTCGCCCCTATACAGCCGGCGCTCTGGGGCGCGGCTGGAATGTGGTCGCCCTGGGCGACCGCCGGCCGGTCGATCTGAAGATCTTCACCAGCCATCCGAACTTCTACGACCTCACCCAGGACGACCCGGCCGAGATCGTGCGCTACCTGGCAGCCATCCAGGTCGAGATCAAGCGCCGGGAGGCCATGCTGTGGGATGCGGGCGCTTCCACCTGGTCGCGCCTTTCCCACCCGGATCCACGCGTGGCGATCGTGTTCGACGAGTTTGCCGCCCTCATCGATGCCTTAGAGGGGCCGACCAAGGCCAATTTCATCCGGCTGGTGAGCAATATCTCGCGCCTGGCGCGCAAGGTCGGCATCCACCTGGTGTGCGGAGTCCAAAACCCCACCGCCGACAATATCCGCCCTAGCATCAGGAGGAACATGCTGCCCGTGGCGTTCAAGGTCATCGACCAGGCCGCCAGCCGGGTCATCCTGGAATCCGATGGGGCGGAGAAACTGGTGCCGCCGCAGTACATGGCCCGCTGGACCGGACTCTGGCATGGGGTCGGGTTCGATCCCACCGATGAGCAGATCGGCAATTACCTGGCCTCTCGCCAGGTGCCGGCCTACGACATGCCGGTATTCCTGGTCAAGCTGCCTGAGCCGGACGATCCGATCCTCCTGGAAGCGCAGGCCGAATCGGGAGTCCAGCGCCTGGCGGAGCAGATCCGCCCGGAGTGGGAGAAGGGCGCCAGCAAGCGGGCCATGGCGCGGGCCGCCGGCCGGGAATACGCCGGCTGGTTTGCCGCCCAGATCGATAAGGCCATCGAGTATTTGAGTGCTACTACTACTTCCCTGGATGGCCAGGGTAGCGCCCCCGGGGTAGCCGGGGCGAAGTAGTAGTAGCAGTAGTAGCACTTTAGGAGCAAGACCATGAGCCTGAAATATCCCTTAGGAGGTCTATGAAAATCGGCATGCTCTGGTTCGATAACGATCCCAAGGCCGATCTCAAAGTAAAGATCGAGCGCGCCGCCAGCTACTACTCGAAGAAATACGGCCAGGCCCCCAACCTGTGCTTCGTTCATCCCAGCATGGCGCCCGCGCCCAATGGCAAGCCGGACAGCATCGAGATCCGCGCTAACCGATCCGTCCGGCCCAATCATTTCTGGATCGGCGTTGCCGATCAGGCGGTGCAGCCATGACCACCGTGATCAGCGTGGTCAATCAAAAGGGCGGCGTGGGTAAAACTACCAGCGTCGTCAACCTGGGTGATATCCTCGCCCGCATGGGCCTGACCGTGCTCATCATCGATACCGACACCCAGGGCAACTGCGCCGATCTCCTGGGCCTGCCGGCCGGGAATGAGCTGATTCGTATGCTCCACCCGGATCAGCAGCAGCCCCTGGACCAATGCATCATCGACACCGGCCGGGAGCGCTTGCAGATCATCCGCTCGGACAAAACCACCGCTCAGCTCAAATCTGCCCTGGCCGGCAATGGCCTGGCTGCCTTCGTCCTGGCGGAAGCCCTGGCGAGCTGCAAACACGATGTGGTGCTGATCGACTGCGCTCCCTCGCTCGACCTGACCATCCACCTGGCGGTCTTGATTGCCAGCCACTGGATCCTCATCCCGGCCCACCTACAGCAGCTTGCCATCAAAGGCGTTCGGGAAGCATTTCAATCCATCGTTACTGCCGGCCGTCATAGCGCGGTGCAGGTAACCGGCATCCTGCCCACCTTCCTGGATAACACCGAGAAAGAGAGCAAAATCCAGCTCATCAACCTGGTCAAAGCCTTTGGCGAGAAAGTCTACCCGCCGATCCCGGTGGACGCGAAAGCTAAGGAGGCCCCCCGTTTTGGGAAAACGCTCAACGAATATGCCCCTGGCTGCCGCTCCCTGTTTGGCTACAAAAACGGTGGCGGCCGCCAGGTCGGCGGATACTTGCAAGTCGCCGCCCGCCTGGTGAAGGACCTCGATCTATGATCGAAAAAATAGGCTCCGGTTTCGGGACGATGCAAATCGCTGCGCGGAAGCTGCGTGAGCAATACAATGATTTGGTTGCTGTTCTCAAAATTTATGAAGGTCTATCCGGAGATGTTTACTACGCAGTGACAGGAAACATCCCGGCAGAGATTGAAAATGGCAGCCGCCGTCATGTCGTGATCATCTGCGAACCCAATCAACTATCTAACGCCGGCGCGGCTTGCAGGGCTGGCGTCCAAGACAGGCCGGAATTCTGGCTCTCGGTATGGGATTGATATGAATAATGACAAGGATGGCTTAATCAATTTCACTGACCTGGGTGGCTTAGACCCGGCGATCAGCTCCGTCCTGGGCGGCTTCGAACGCCAGGAACAGCGCAAGTCGCTCTCTCCGGAAGAGCGCAAGAAGCTGCGCAAGAAAGAGCAGAAACAGGCGAAGGAGCGCCGGCGGATGCAGCAGCGCGCCGAAAACCGCGTGACACTCGACCTGCCCTCCGGCATGAAAGCCAGGCTCGAAGAGATTGCCAGTGAAGAGTCCATCAACGTCAGCCAGCTCGCCGCCTTCTTGATCGCCTATGCCCTGCGCGAGTACCCTGGCCTGCCCCTGTCCGAACACAAGACCAGCTCGCGCACCCCCAAACACGACTTCAACCTGGCCGCCCCCGGGGGATGGTGGAAACCCGAAAAGCCAGAAAACGAAGGGCGACCTTCGAAATAATGCAGGTCGCCCTTCAGGGTAGCCCTATAAGGGCGACGTAGAAGGGCGACCTGCAAAAAAGCAAAGGGTGACCCATACGCCCCCAGGAAGGCCCAGGAGCGCCTTTATTGCCCTGGTGAACATCTCAATACCTTTGCTCAAAAACCCCCAAAAAGGAATCTCATGACCACCCCCCGCAAACTCCTGCTTCTCCTCGCCTGCCTGATCGCCCTGGCCCTCCTGCTCTTGCTCATCCAGGATCGCCCGATGTCCTATGACCAGGTCGTGGCCTTCGCCCGCCAGACCGGCTACCGCCCGCCCACCTGGTGGGAGTTCGAGCACCTGGACCGGGGCCAATTCCGCCGGCTGCTGAAAGACGGCCACGATTACCCCTGGCTGTTCGTCCGCTCCGACTAATCAAAAGACGCCGGCGGGATGCCGGCGTCTTTGTTTGCACGCGAACACTCCCCCGTCTATTCTTCCGGCTCCGGCTCCTGATCCTGGAACCGCTTCCCCGTCGCCTCCTGGAACTCCACCAGGAACCCTGCCAGCGCCGGACTCATCCGCACCATCAGGAATTTCGGGTGGGTCAGCCGCGCCCAGATCAGGTCTACCGTCCACTGGCTGAGCGTGAAATCTCCCTCCCGGGAATCGTCCAGGCTGCCCACCCGCTGCGCCAGCTTCAGCCACTTCGACATCTCGGTGAGCGGGATCCCGCCCTCCGGAGCCCAGTTCACGATCATCTCCAGCCAAAATTTATCGTGCACCTGGTCATTCGCCGCCAGGCGCCCCAGCTCCTCGAGCACCTGCTCCGGCTGGCTCTTCAGCATCTCGCGCAGATTCTGGAGCGGGATCGAGATCGACTCTCGCCCCGGCCGCCATTTGAGCTTCAATGTATAAGCCATAAAAACTATCTCCTTAGCTAAATAAGCCCAGAGCCTGCAATTTATCCGTAATCTGCTCCAGCCACAACCACACATTATCCATGTCGTAGGCCAGATTATTGATCGCCAGGCCCTCTTCCGCTCCATTATAGGTGCCGTCCGCGGTGGGATATGTGTTTTGCGTAGGGCGGAGCTGCTGCTGCCGGGTAATCGGAGTGATGTTGTAGAATCCAACCTTCGTCCCCCGGTGGGCCAGGTCCTGGGCGACGGCCAGGCTGCCGCTCCCGGTCATGCCATCCGTGCCCGTCCCTACCAGCAGGTTCCCGGCGCCGTTTATGGTGATCACAGTGCCGTTGTTGATCTGAAAGGTAATCGCCCTCGTGGACGCCGCATTGATATACGTGTCTCCAGATGACGAATGCAGGATGCAATAGTTGCCCGCCACCCTGGTCAGGTCCGCATTCCAGAAGCTGGCGTAGGATGTCCCATGCACCGGATCCGCTCCCACCATCGCCTTGCTAAAAGTTCCTTTGCCCGTGGCAACGATTTCGCCCGCGGGCGGATCCACTGCCAGGCTTCCCACGTAGATCCCCCCGGCGACTCGTGCATCATATTCGTCTATGACAAATGCAGTCGGTCCGCCCCTATGGGCGAACTGGATTTTTAGCGGAGTGCCCCCGATGGCATCGGTCGCCCGAGCCACATCGAAAAACAGGCCGGCTGTGGTATCGTGGGAAACGATCGTTTTGTTATAAGTGCCGTTCCCAAATGATGTTAAATAAATCGGGTAGACAGGACTGAGAATGATTGTCTGGTTGAAAGAATGACTGCCGGCCCAAGTCGGACTGATATTCAAATCCAGGTTATGGCTGTGATCCGATCGGGCAAAACTGCTGGCGCTGCCCTCGGCGCTCGCACCCAGATTGACCGAATTCGCCCCCGGCGCGGCGCAGGTGATCCCATGTACGTGGTCGCTGCGCGCCGCATAATTGCTGGTTCCTTTCCCGGGGTTGGTATCGGGCGTAATCGAAATCGGATCGTCGCCGGAATAGTCGATGCTTACGCTATCTACGCCCACCGCGATCCCAGTCCCGGCTCCCACATGGAGCGTCGCATCCGCCGTCAGCAGCCCCCCGCCGGTCAACCCGCTTCCGGCCACGACCGATTTATTGAGCTGGTCGGCCCGCAGGCCCACCACGGTCTGCCCTTGACCGTTCGCCCCCAGCACGAACGGCGCGCCCGCCACAGTCGGGTTGAACGTATGCACGGCCGTAATCGTGCGCGCCGTGGCCGTATGGACATACTGGCTGTGATCGTCGTTGGTCAGGCCCAGGAGCGAGGCGTGCAGCGTCGGGCTGGCCGGCGGCGCCGGCGTCGACAGGATCGTTTGTTGCACCTGGCGTTGGATCAACGGCTCCAGCCGCCTGGCCAGGCTGGTGAGATTATCCATCCTGCACCCCGAACTCGAAGATGTCCTGCACCCCGCGCGGGGTCAGGATCAGGCGCTTCGAAGCCGCCTCGTATTCCGACTGCTCGATGAACATCTTCGACGGGTCGGCCAGGCGCGTGATCGAGAGCGAGGGCGGGATGACCTCCTTCAGCCGGGTCCAGATGCCCACCGGGCACAGCTCGTTCCGCACCGGCGAGTCCGAGGCGTCGTGCAGCGAGCCGTCCCGCTGCAACAGGTAGGGCGCCGTGTTCGAAGCCGGCTCTTCCTGGATGCGCATCCTGCGCGCCTCGTTGATCGGGGCGAGCATCCGCCTGGAGTTCGAAGTGCCCATCCACAGGAGCTCGTTGAGCTCGTAGGCGCCGGTAGCGTAGCCGTCCCGGTACTGCTGGGTCAGGATCCCGCTCGTGAACGTGCCCCGGTCGACGCCGCTGATGAATTCGGCCGCCTGGCCGATCCCGTCCGCCTGGATGGCGGTATCCATCGTCGAGAGCACGCGAAACAGGAGATCCGCGTCGGGAACCCTGGGGTCGTAGTTCGCGCCGTCGTGCAGGTAGAACGCTCCATCGGCATAGCCCAGATCCTCGCTCACCTCGGCCACGTAATAGTTGGCCGGGTCGACCGCCCCGCTCCTGGAGAGCACCAGCCAGTAGACCGTGCTGGCCGATAGGGCCACGCCGGCGCTGAGGGTGATGTCGGTCCACTCCGAGCTGGTCCCCACCGCCGTCCCGGCCAGCGTCCCGGACCCTAAGAGCGTCCCCGGCGTGCCGCCCGCGCCGTCTGCGGCGTAGAGGGCAGCGACGAAATTATCCGCCGGCGCCCCGATTTTCATGATCCGCACCGACACGCTCTTGGCGGTCCAGGGGTTGTCGAGCTGGAAGCTCTGCGCCAGCCGGGTGTTGGCTGCCACGTCGCCCAGGTTCTGGGCTGCGGAAGAGCCCGAGGGCGCGTACTCCTCCCGGCCATAATTATTGTCGTAGTAGGTCCAGCCCAGGGTATCGCCCCAGCCCCGGCAGTAGATCACCCCGCCCACCTCGCCAATGCTGGCCGCCGGCGTGATCACCGGCGTCGGGTAGCGCATGCGCGCCAGGGCTGCGGCCCTGGCCGCCTCGGCGTGCGTCTGGTTGGATCCGTTGGTGGTGAGCAGGATCTCCCTTCTCCCGTACTCGCCGATGGACTGGGCGTCCAGGGCAAAGGCCGTCCGGGTAGTCTGCCCGGCGTTGTTTTCGTCCTGGTAGGCCACCGCCACCGCGTTGTGCATGCTGTCGATCGACACGCCCACGTCCCAGGCCCCCAGGTTCAATTTGATCTCGGCCGCGAAGCCCCACCAGGTGCAGTCGCCCAGATCGCTGTAGATCTTGACCGGGCAGCGTACCCGGTCCACGAGCTGCCACAGCTCCAGCTCATCGCCATGCACCGGGATGACCGCCGCCAGCGGCCCCAGCAGTGCGTCGAACGAGTAGCGCTCAACGGTGTACTGCAGGATCAGCTCCGGCAGGGCCGTGAAATTGCGCTTCTGGAACATTACGTTCACAGGTTGCGCCTCCTGGGCCGGTAATAGAGCTTCGCCGACACCGTCCGGGCGATCTCGGCCGTGTTGGCCAGGTGCGAGTGCATCAGGAAATACAATCGCTGCAATTTGTTGGGATAGACCATGATCGGCTGCCCGTAGCCCACCAGGATGCCCAGCTTGCCGGTCCCCGAGCCATCATCGGTGTACAGTGCCCCCTCGATGCCATCGTCCATCACCCGCCGGTTCTGCTGGGTGCCGTAGCCGGCATGGGTGATGTAGCGCCAGCCTTCCACCGGTATGGCATGCAGGAAATCGATCCCGGCGCTCAGGGTGAGGCCGGTATCCTGCCGGGCCATCAAGGTCATGTCGATGGCGTTCAGGCCGGTCTGCCCGGGCAGCCAGGGCGGCAGCCGCATCGTGAACAGGTCCCGGATCAGGATCGTGCGGTCCGGGTCCGCGCTGACCTGGGCGCTCTCCCAGATGGTGGTGGCTGTGTACACCAGCTTGAGCCACCAGCGGATGTTGGGCAGGTTGCTGAGGAATTGCACATTCCCGTCATAGAAGCGGCATAGAATTTTGAACCCGCGCCCCCGGCAGTCGTTGAGAAAGTTGGTGCTGAGCGTCCAGGTGAATAGAGCCGAATCCGCCCCGCTGAGCAGATCCCGGTAGCGGTATTGGCCGCCCGAGCAGGAGGCATCGTTCCCCAGGCTGCCCCCCGTAGCACTTTCGCCTTCCAGGGTGGGGCCAAACGTGGAAGGGGTCGTCCAATTCTGCCCGATCCAGATGTCATGTAACCGGTTGGTGGCGTAGTTGTTGAGCAGTTGCAGCCGGGTCGCCCCCGGCAGGTCGCCGTCCACGTCGGCCGCGTTGATGGAGACGTAATTCTCGTGGCCGGCGTCCCCATCCCAATGGTTATAGACCGTCAGCCCGCTGGTGTTGTTCGTGCCGTTGGCGTTGGTGAGCGGGATCTGCGCCTCGGCCCCCTCCCACCACGGCGCGTGGGTCAGGACCACCGCCAGCTTGATGCGCCCACGGATCCAGCGGTTGGCCAGGCGCGAGTCGTACAGCACCACCCCGCCGGTCACCCGCGTGCGCCAGGTCGACTCGCCGGCCACGATCGCATAATTTAGATAGATCCCGTCCGCATCCGTCTTGTGCAGCGCGGCGTGGGCCAGCGCCCGGTGGATTGGCTCGATCATGTCGTGCAGCGTGCCCCCGCCGGGGACGAGCGCCCAGGCGTCGAAGCGGTCGGTGATCGCCGCGTCCCCTTCCCTGGCCGTGTCCGGGTGGAAGCCGTCCAGGAGCACGTACCCGCCCGCCTGGAAGTTGATCGTGGTGATGCTTGCACCGCTCAATGTCAGTTGCTGTCCCACCGGTTACCTGCCTCTCCTGCGCTGGAGCTCGTCCGCCACCACCATGGCCAGCTTGTGCATGTCGATCCCGTCCCGGACGGTGGCGTTGATCTGGATTGGAGGCACATCGCCGCCGGCTGTCCCCTGCCGGGCGCCCTCCAGGGTCAGCTTGCCGCCTTGCAGCTTCTCGAATTCCTTGGCCAGGTCGCGCATCTGGAAATCGGCCAGCTCCCGGGCCGCTTCGCCGATGCCCCTCAAGCCCCGCTCGAACGGGGTGGGCGAGCCGGGCTTGAAGATATTGGGGATGTTCTTCGCCGCCTCGATCAGCGCGGCGATGAACTCGAGCACCTTGGTGATGATCCCGTCGATCACGTCCCGGATGCCGCCGAACCCCTCTTTGAGCTTGGACAGGACATCCCGGATGAAGTCCTTGATCGGCCCCGGCAGGACGGTCTCGAAGATCTCGCCCAGGCGCTCCAGGATCGGGTTGAGATTATCGCTGAGCAAGCCCCAGATCTTCGTGATGGCCTCGTGCAGGCTGATCTTCCCGGTGAGCAAGTCGATGAACGTTGAAATGATCCCGCCCAGCGTCTCGCCAATCAGCGTCCCCAGGTCGGTCAGCTTCGGGATCAGGTTATTGGCAAAAAAGTCGTAGACCGTGGTGAGGGTGACGACCAGGCTGTCAAACCAGACCATCAGCCCTTCGATCGCCTGGGGCACGTTGGTCTGCAGCCAGTTCCAGATCTCCACCAGTTTCGGAATGACCTGGGTGGTGATGAAATCGCCGGCCTTCTTCAGCGCCGGCACCAGCGTGCCGGTGAACCATTCGCTGACCGCTGCGACCGCCTTGGGGATGTTGGTTTGCAGCCACTCCCAGATCTGCTTCAGGATCGGCTCGAGCCAGGCCCACACCGCCGCGGTCTTGCCCTGGATGTCGCCCCAGTTGCCCGCCCAGGCTGCGCCCAGCAAGGCCACCGCGGCCACGATCAGCGTGATCGGGCTGGTGAGGGCGGCGATCACCGCCGCGATCACCGGGATGACTATCCCGATGGCCGCCAGGGCGATGCCCACCGCGATCAGCGCCCCCTTGATCTCCGGCGCGTGCTGCTGCACGAACGGGATGAGCTGCTCGGTGATGAACTTCCCCACCGCCGGGATGAGCTGGTCCCGGAAGAAGGCGATAATGGGCGACAGGGCTGCGCCGATGCCTGCGAAAGCCCCGCCGATGCCCGAGGCGATGCTCTTGAACGTGCGGATGATGTTGGCCCCGAAGGTGTTGGCGTCCTTATCCGAGGCCCCGAACAGCCTGGCCAGGATCGCCCCGAACGAGCCGAAGCGAGTGATGGCGTCGTCGATATCGCCCGAGACGAGCGCGCCGATGGCGTCGGCCAGGATGCCCAGCGCCCGCGTGAGCGTCCGGATGCCTTCCTGCACCGCCGGCGAGGAGAGCCAGGCTTGCATCTTATCGGCCACCCGGATCAAGAGCGGGATGAACGCCCCCGCCAGCCGGGCGACCAGGCCCCCGATCCCGTCCTTCAGCCCGCCCAGCTTATCGTTCAAATCGGCCGCCGAGGCGACCGCCTCCTCCGACATAATTGCGCCCATCCGGTGGGCCGCATCCGCCATCTCCGCCGCGCCGTCCGCCCCCAGGTTGATCAGCGGCGCCAGCTCCTGGAACGATTTCCCGAACAGCTCCTGAGCCAGGATATCCCGCTTCGTTTCGTCGGTCATCTTCCCCAGGGCGGAGATCAGGTCGAAAGTGACGTCCTGCGTGGAGCGCAGCTTGCCGTTGGCGTCTTTGAGCGAGACGCCCAGGTCCCGGAAGGTTTTGGCCGCCTCCCGGTTGCCCTGCGTCGCCTCGCCGATCAGCTTCGTGGTGCGCCCGAACGCCTTGCCGATCGCCTCCACGCTCGTGCCGGTCTGCCCGGCGATGAATTTGAATTCCTGGTACTGGGTGGTCGAGATGCCCATCTTCTCGGCATTCTCGACGATCTCGTCGGAGGCCGCCGCCAGCTTCAGGATCAGCGCCCCGATGCCGGCCGCCGCCGCCCCCACCGCCGCGACCAGGCCCACGGCGATGCCGGCCGCCGCCTTGGCCACCCCGGCTGTAACGCTGCGGATTCCCGCCCCGGCGTCCTTGAGCTTGCCGCTCAGGTCCTTCATCCGCTCGCCCAGGGTCTTCGTCGAGCCGGCCGCCTTATCTTCCTGCCTGGCCAGGTCGCCGGTGGCTTTCCCCGCGCTGGCGGACTCCTTGCCCATCCCGTCCAGGGCCGTCTCGGACTGCCGGAGCTCCACCTGCATCTTGCCCAGCGTCTCGTTCTCCCGGTTGAGCTTGATCTGCAGATCCTGGGCCGCCCGGCTGTTCGCCCCTTTCTCGGCCGCCATCCGCTGGTATTCCTGCTGCAGAGCCGCTACCTTCGCCTGCTGGATGTCAAGCTGGCCGGTCAGCGACTTGATGCGCAGCTCCAGCCCGGAGGCGTCTTTGGCCCAATCCCCCAGCCCGGCCGCCGAGGCGCGGAAGCCCGACTCCAGGAGCCTCAGCTCACGGGTTGCCGTGGCGATAGCCGCTTTAAAGTCGGTGACATCCGCCCCGATTTTTCCAGAGAGCTCGTTGTTCGTATCGGGCATCGCTTCCTACTTTGGTTCGCGTGCGAACACTACCACCGCCCAACTGCGATGGGGTCTATAACCATGATCCTGCTGGAGAGTCGCAGTACACCGTCCGCGCCCGGGCGCCGGCGCGCTCGCCCCCGGTCGCGTTGAATCGCCGCAGGAACGGCAGCAGGCTCTCGACGTTCGTGGCGTCGATCTCCGCCAGGCTCCAGCCGAAGGCTTTGACCAGGGCGATCTCCAGGTCGAGCAGGGTCAGGTAGCCGTTTTCCGGGGTTGAACCTTCGGCGCCAGTTTCTTGGCGCCCTGCTTCCCCGGCAGGGTAGGGTTTGCCCCGCCCAATCCCGGCAGGTCGCCCTCCAGCCGGCTCATGATGGCCGTCAGGACGCTGAAGACCTCCGTGAAGGAGGCGCCAGCATCCAGGTCCTGGACCGTGAAGCGATCGCCATAGAAGGCTGTCACCAGGGCGTTGATGCGGTCCACGTCTTCCTCGGTCAGGTTGTCCTGGTCCAGGCCCTGCAGCCGCATGGCCGCCTTCAGGATGCCCCACGGCACGAAGCCGCGCGAGTAGGTCTCGCGCGGCTCGTCGTTTTCGTCGTACAAAGTGAGCTGGATCGGTGTTCCCAGGGCCATAGTGCCGCTCCGCTTAGGCCGTGGTGAAGTTGACCGCGCCCGACAGGTGCTGGCCGTAGATGTCGGTCATGTTGTAGACGATCAGGTAGGCCGTCGAGGCGCTCAGGTTCGAGGTCGGGTTGATCGTGATGATCTTTGCCGTGGCGTCCAGCGTGATGGCGCCGGCGACCACTGACCCGTCCGAGGGCAGGATCAGCGCCACGTTGTAGATGGCGCTGGCCGGCAGGGCGTTGTTGAAGGTCAGGGTCTGGTTGGCCGAGACCGAGATGCCCGTGGCCCCATCCGTAGGCACGCTCGACGATAGCGACAGGGCGGCCGGAGCGGACACGGACGGCACCTGCACCTGGCTGAACCAGCCGGTTTCGTCGAAGTTGATGGTGTCGTCGTCGCCGACGATGCGCTTCACGCTGTCGGTGATCGCGCCCAGGTCCCACTCATAAACCGTCTTGATCGCCGTGTAGGTCAGCTCCAGGGTCTTCGGCTCCGGCTTCTCGCCCTTGGTGGCCGTGTCCTCTTTCGGCATCGAAAACATGCCTTTGAGATACTGGTAATAGCGATAGCTCCCGTTCGACTTCATCGAGCGGAACGAGAGGGCGAAATAGGGCGGGATGCCGCCATTGTCGAACATCCGCCCGGAGACGGCGTCGAATTCCCGGCCGGTGATCAGCGCCAGGGTGGCCAGGTCGATGTTGGTCACCGTCAGACCGATCTTGGTGTCGCCCTCCGATGCGTTCACGTCGAAGGGTTGATCGTCGGCATACTGGATCTCGAAGGAAGTGGTCGGCTCCTGCGTGGCCTCGGCCGCCGGGGCCAGGTAGGCCGGGGTGCCGGCCGTGTAGGCGCTGGCGCTGTCCGCGGTGACCTCGGCCACATACAGGCTGTCCAGCCCGATTTTCGATTTATATTCTCCTGCGTTTGGCATGTGTTTCTCCTTGCGGACGGTTATCCGTCCAAGATAGACGTATTCCAGCGCCAGGCCGAAATGCCGGGTCTGGGTGTTGTAGGGCAGCTCGTGCTGCGGGCCGCGGGTGAAGCCGGCCGCCGTCATGGCTGCATCGATGCCGGGCAGCGTGGCCAGGCCGGCGCGGTTGTAGTAGCTGATCTGCATCCTCCACGAGCGCATGGCTTCATCGTCATCCGCATGCAGCTCCGGCAGGCTGGAGATCAGGAAGTAGACCAAAAACTCATCCGGCAGGTCGGCGCCGGAGGCCGCCTGGTAGAAGCTGGCCGCCTTGGCCAGGCTCAGCCCGGTCAAAGCCGTCTCGACCGTCTCCCAGATGCTCATAAGGTCCCATCCGCCTTCAGCGAATCGCGCATTGCCTTCCGGATCTTGCGCTTATCCGCGTCCATCGTCGGGCGGACGTAGGGCTGCGCCGCCATGTTGGCCTTGCCGTACTCCTGGGCGTTGCCATAACGAGCTGTTTCGGCGTCTGCACCGATTAAGCCGACCTCGCCATAGACGAAATTGCCATCCTGCTGGACCGCCGTCTTGACCAGGTGCAATTCCAGGTTATGCGTGTCCTTGGGCACGCGCCTTACCATGCCCGCCAGGGCCACATCCTGCCCGGCATTGATAGCCCGCGCCGCCGAAGCATTCACGTCCGCGCCCGCTTCCGAGAGCCGAAGGAGCCATTCTTCAAGACCTTTGAAATCTATCCGCGCCCGTACGGTCATTACCCGGTCCTCATCTTGCGCACCTTCAGCTCCATATATTCGTGGCGCTCGAAGATATCGTCCACCGAGACGATCTCGTAGCGGTCGGAACCCTTGAGCACCGCCCAGGTCGGATCCAGGCCGGCGTAGTAGCGGATCAGCGCCGTAGCCGGGGCTTCCGCCTGGATGGACTGCGCCGCCCAGACTTCCGGCCCGTGGGCGTTGGTCCACTTCGCCCACACCGTGGCGATCGTCGACCAGGTGGGCGTCTGGAAGCCGCCCGTCCCGGAAGAGACGGTCCGGCTCTGCAGAGCGACTACCGTGCGCAGCTCGCCCGGGTTGGTGGTTTTTCCGCCCAGGTTCACACGGCCTCCGGAGGGACGATGTACGCCGTGTACCATTTCTCCGACAGATCGGCGCCGGAGACCTGGTGGAGGTAATCGTCGACGGTGATGACTGTTTCGAAGGCGGCCGCCTGGCTGCCGCTAGCGCCCACCCGGCCGGTCACCGACCCGACCGTATCGCCGATCTTGACCCCCGGCAGGGGTACGTATCCGGGGCCGCTCACACCCATGAAGGTGCGGTAGCGCAGCGCCTCTGCCCGGAGCTGCGCCAGGGCCGCCTGCAAGCCAAACCCCAGTGCTTCGCCGGCCGCCATGCCGCCGGGATCCTCGTGCCACCTCACCAGCAGCATGCGGGCCGCCGATTTCGCCAGCGGGTGGATCGTGCTGTCGCCGGTCCAATCCCGCCCGCTGGCGGTTTCGAGATACGCATCCACCTGGGGCAGCGTGTCCTGCATCAGCGGATCGTCTGTCTCACAGCGCAGCACATTGGCCGCCTCGATCACGGTCAGGATGTTGGCCAAAGGGACCTCCTAATCGCTTAGGCGATTATCCCAGCAAGATGGCGATGGACTCGGGCTTGACCGCCTTGACGCCCCAGGCCAGGCCAACTTCATAGGCAATTCGGCGGTACTGCCGGTACATGGCCACCTGGAACGAGATCCCGGTGTCCGGGTCGGTGATGGTGGTCACATCATCCGCCGCGTCGCCGCCCTCCGGCATGGCCGGCACGCGCATGACGAGCTGGATCGCCGAGCGGCTGAAGGCCAGGTTGGCCGCATAGGCGGCGCCCACGGCCACCGGGTCATTGTTAACCCACACCACCCGGATGCCGGGATTGGCCAACACGATATCCTGGTCGCCGCCGCCGGTCTGGCCGGTGGCCACAACATATTTGTTGGTGTCGCGGCCGGTCTTGGTGTTGGTCAGGATGTCGCCGGCCACCATCGTGCCGGTGCCGGTGTCCACGTGGACGGTCTTCGTGCCGATTGCATACCCGGCGGTCAGGTCCACCAGGTAGCCCGACCCGGTGCCCGCGGTGTGGGCCTTGACCTGGGCGCTCTCGCGGACGGCGAACCCCATCAGGTCCAGGAGCACCCCACGCCGCAAGAGCGAGTCGCTGCCGGCGGTATTGGCCTGCCACAGCTCGGTCAGCGTGCGCAGCGCAGCTCCTGCCGTGGTGTTGATCACCACCTGCAGGTCGCCGGTCGGCGCGCCGTTATCCTCCAGGATCTTGAGAAGCTGAGCAAGGAAAGCCAGCTTGTTGGTGCTATCGAACGGCGTCGTGCCGGCGGTGCCATACGCCCGGCTGGCGGCCACATACAGCGCCGCCAGGTCAGTCTCGACCTCGTTGACCAGCGTCCTCATCGCCTGGGCGAACTGGTCCCGCAGGATCGTGTTGTACAGGCTGGCCAGGCCGCGCTGCTCCTCGCCCTCCCAGTAGAAGCTGGCCGAGCGGCTTTTCGAGATTGTCATAGTGTCGGATCCCTGCGTGGTGGCCGAGGGGTCCGGGCCGGTGGCAGCCGGGGTGATGTTGCCGCCGGCAATCGCCGGCACGACGGGCCAGCGGATGGTCTGGTCTTTGGCCGCCGCCTCGCCGGAGGCGTCCAGTGTGACCGCGGGGATAAACCCGGCCAGCTCACGTAGGACGATGTCCTTGGCAGCGAAGATGGTCGGGATCAGGTTGGTGAGTGTGTTAGCCATGTGCGGACCTCCTTAGTCCAATGGTTTCCAGATTTTCAGATCGTTGGCTGAGATTTCGTTTCGGCGTGCCGAAACGCCTCAGCTCGGGGAGGAGGAGGCGGTGTGCCTAATCCTCGAGACGGCCGCCGGAGCGGATGAAATTCGCCCGGTCCCCCAGCGGCATGCGCTCATAGTCGGCGCGCTTGATGATCGTCGGCTGGCTGCCTTCGGCCAGCTCGGATCGGGTGGTGGAAACGGGCACGAAGTTCTTTGCCACATCATTGGGCCGGTTGGCCCGCTGCATGGATTCGTAGAGCTCGATTGCCTTGGCATGCTTGCCTTGGGCCTCGTCCAGCGCGGGGCGCAATTCAAGCGCTTTAGCGGTGCTCTCGTCCGTTCCCTGGCGGAAGAGCGCGTCCAGCTCGCTGGCAATGCGCTGCACCTCCGCCTCCGCCGCATTCACGGCGTCGAAATAGGGTTTGAGATCAAGCATTGGATTTTTCCTTTCCTAAGATGGTATTGACTCGTTCGCGTAGGGTCTGCGCCTCGCGTTCTTCCTCTTCCGTCAGCCGCGGCTCGCTGGAAGGCGCGGCTTCCGGGAGATTCACAGGGTTCGAAGCGGCAGCCGATCGTCGCGGAACAGTAGTTCCGGCGGCTGCCCCGCTGAATAAACGATGGACGGTCTCCTCCAGGGTCCCCACCCGGTCGGCCATCCCCAGCTCTACGGCCTGGCGGGCGCCGACCACGCGCCCCTCGCCAAAGCCGTTGCGCACGTCCTCCGGCGTGACTCCCCGGTTCCGGGCCACCGATTGGATGAACGCATCATAGGCCTCGCTCACCCGGACCTGGATGGCCCCCCGGGCTTCCTCTGCCAGCGGCTCGTACGGATTGCCCTCGACTTTGTATTTCCCCTCGCTGATCAGGGAGACCTTGACGCCGTCTTTTTCCAGGGCCGCGCTGATGTCCTTGTGGACGGCAAACACGCCGATGGAACCCACCTCGCCGGACGGCGTGATGATCACTTCATCCGCGGCGCTCCCGATCCAATAGGCCGCCGAAGCCATCGTATGGTTTGCAACTGCAACGATCGGCTTTTGGCCGCGCGCCGCAAAGATTTGCCTGGAGAGCTCTTCGATGCCGTTGACCTGGCCGCCCGGGCTGTCCACGTCCAGCACGATGGCGCCGATTTCTGGATCGTCGGCCAATTCCGCAAACTGGGCGCCGAAACGCTCGGCGCTGGTCGCCCCGGAGACATCCGTCATCAGGTTGGCCCTGGGGAAGATGGTCCCGAACAGCGGCAAAACTGCTACGCTACGGGCGCCTGCGGCTTCCGCCTTCACCTGGCGGTCTTTCGGGCGGCGCGCCCCGTGGATCCGGGCTTGCACTTCTTCCGCATCCAGCTTCTCCCCGGCCACGTGCCGGGCGACGATCTCCTCCAGGATGGCCAATTTATGGGGCAAAATCGCCCAGGGAGTCTCCACAAAAGCGTGCAAAATGTAAGAATATTTCATCCTATTCTCCTTCCAACCCTGGGTTTTCCGCAGCCGGGCCTTCGATGGGCAGAATGTTGCCGGCCATATAATGGCGGTCACCATCGGGATAGGCGCTCATGTCATCCTTCTCACGGGCTTCGTTGGGCGTCATCATCCCATTTTGGATGCGAACGGCCATCGCATCGCCTCGGGCCTTCGAGTCCATGCGCAGCAGGCTCTCGCGAATGAATTTAAAATAGGTGTTGGCCTGCTCGCCGGCCGAGAGCCAGCGGATGCGCGCCGCTTCCTCCCACGGCACCAGGAAGGCGTCGAGCGTGCCCTGCAAATACTCGATATATTTCTGCTCGTTGGAGTTGTAGGCTTCCTTGCCCCGGTTGAGCATATGCTCCGGCAGCCCGAAGAAGTTGCAGATGTCGCGGTCGTTGGCGTCGATCGACTCCAGGAACTGGGCGTCCTTGAGCTGGATGTTGATCGGCTCGAATTTGGTGATCAGGTTGTCGAAGACCGCCAGGCGGTAGGCATTCTCCGAGCCGCTCATCTGCGCCTCGTACTCGCCGCGCACCTTGGCCCGCGCCTCTTTGTTGAGCGTGCCCTCTACCTGGACGTAAGCTGCCGGCAGCAAGCCCTGGGCATACAGCTTGGATTGCGTTTTGTGCGCCGCCAGTTGCCGCCCGAATGTCTGGCGGGCGAAGGTGATCACCCCGCGCCCGACAAAGCCGGTCGCATCCGGGTTGATCAGCAGGTGCAGGAGCTCGACGGCCGGGATATAGACCGGGGTTCCGTTGGAAAAGGTATGCCGGTACCACAAGTTGCCTTCCAGGTCGAACACCGGCAGGGTGCGATCCGCCGGCAGGACCAGGAGCTGGCGCGGCCCGACGATGGGGTTCCACAAGTAGGCGTTGCCATAGAACAGCAGCCATTCGATAGCCGCCTTCTTGAATTGGAATGGCGTCCAGCCCCACAAATTCGGGCTGATCTGTAACAAGTAGGCCATATTGCGGGTGACCGCATCCGGCGCCACCTGCTGGATGCTGCGCCCGTCTCTGCGCATGACCTGCAGGGGCATCTTGGCCACGTCGTCCGAGATGATGTTTTTGGCCCGGTAGGCCGTGGCGATCGCCTGCGACCCGGCCACCGATACCCGCTCGCCCGCCTCGCTCGTATAGCCGTACGATGGCGCGTAATCCGGGCGCGGGTTGGCGTTCACATCTTCTTTCGGCTTCGGGTTGCCGCTCAACAGTTCAGTGAGGAGCATGTTTTACCTTCTCCAGTCCGATCATGACCGCCAGGCCAATCAGCATCAAGCCCGCGACGATCCAGGTAATAATAGCGCTCCACATCGACAGGCCGTAGAGCACGCAGCCGCCGCCCGCCAGGAGCAGCAGGTCTTCAAGATACAAGTAAAGTAGACGTTTCATATTTCCCAAATACGCTCACCAGCGGGCCGGACATGGCCACGAGCCGCTCCGGATGCGGGCAGAGGTTTCGTGCGTCTTCCACCCACGGGCGCAGGTGCATCTCCATCGGGTAGTGGAAGCATGGTACATCGGGGCCGTCGAACGGGTGGCAATAGAGGGTCCCACCCTGGTATAGGTCCATCCCACACAAAATCACCGGGTCGCATCCCATCCAAAGCGCGAACCAGGCCGCCGTGTTGGAGCTGTAGAACCCGGTCCATACATCGACATCGAAGAGCACATCGGAGGTAGGGTCCGGACTCACCCGGATAGCCTTCGCTTCACGAATGGCCGCCGCCAATTCGGGACCGTCTTCCGGCCGGTCGTTATAGACCATATAATCGGGCTGGCAGTGATAAAAAGCATGGTAATTCACGGCGATCAACAGGCAATGGGGGGGGAGCTTCGCCAAATCTGTTGGCAGGCTGGGCCCGCCGCCCAGCACAGCCGCCGCTCGCCCAACGAAATAATCTCGCAAAGTCGACATCTTCATCATGGATTCCGCTTTTCCAAAACGACGTTGACGTTTCCGTCCCGCGTCCAGCGCAGGTCCACGATCTTCCATGGCCTGGGCTGGTAGGTGAGATAGCGCCGGCAATCCGGGTCGAAGTGTTCGAAGGTGATCTCGTTGACCTGGTTGCAATGGGTGGGATCATGAATGAAACCATCCGAAGATCCATAAGGCGTCTCGATGTCGAGCCTGGCGCCCGGCTTCAATACCCGCCAGCATTCGTCCATGAATTCCAGGAACGGCCGGCGCGTGCCTGTCTCCGTCACGCACACGGGCGGGATATGCTCCACGATGTGCCAGGCTTTGGCCTGGTCCACACTATTGGCCTCTATCGGCCATGGGTGTACGTTCAAATCATGGATAACGTCAACTCCCGGCAGGCGCTGGATATCCATCCCAACCCAACCAGGGTCCTTATGATTCCCGCAACCAATATCCAATTTCATCAATCTACGCCCATCATCTCTTCGTAAAGTTCTCGGGTTCGCTCGCCGCCCGCAAACCTTTTGGCAATTGGCTCAAAAACAAAAGCCAATGCGAGGCCAGTATTGACCCCAGGTTCATCAAGCAAATCTTTGTAAATTTGCATATGTTTCTCAAAATGTCTTTGGGCTTCTTTCCATTGATCTTGTGTGATTTCAGTCTCATTCATTTCACATACCCCAATCTCCGCCCAGGATTCGGGCGCTCAGATCCAGGCTGCCCTGGTAATACCTGGCCCTGGCCATGGCGTTGATCCAGGCTGCCACCAGGTCGATGCGCTTTGTGCGGATCACGCTCTTGCCCTTGTGCTCCTTCACGAATTTTATGTAGCCCTGGCCGTTTCGAGCGATCGCTGTGTTGCCAAAGCACCAGCGCGCCACGGGATTGGGCTCGTGCGTCATGCGGCCCAGGAGCAATTTCCCCTGGATCAGCGCCGGCGCATCGCCCTCCGGAGGCCGCCCCTTGAGTAAAACCTCGGTCAGGTTCAACGGGTCGGTGAGCGACATAAACGTCTGCGGGATATCCACACAGGCCAGGCCGGCCTGCTCCAGCCGCTGCAGCAGCATGGTGGCCATGGCCCGGTCGGAGTCCAGCTCGATCACTTTGTAGAACTTCATCATCTCCAGGATGGCCGCCTCGATCTTGGTGTAATCGATCACGTCCCCTTCGGTAGGCGTGATCCACTTGCCGGCCGCCCACTGGTCGTAGGGCACGTGGTCGCGCTCGATGCGCTCCTTCATGCCCGCCTCCGGGATCCACGCCTGCCAGAATACCCGCCAGTCGAGCTGCTGGGCCTGCGGAGGGAAGACCGCGCACAAGGCCGACAGGTCGGTGGTGCTCGATAAGTCCAGTCCCAGGTAGCATTCCCGGCCCAGCATTTCCGAGCGGTCCCAGGTCCCGTTCGTTGCGTCGAATAAATCCACCGGCTGCCAGGTGGTCAGCTTGGTGGTGATCCACTGGTTCAGGTCCAGCCAGCGGAATAAGCGCTCGTTGGCCGGCTTGTTTTTCGCCGTGGCCGCCGCCTCGCGCATGGAGTCGAGCGACTTGGCCGTCCCAAGTGAGGGGTTTGCTTTAAACCAATTCACCTCGTTGTAGATATCGTTGCCCTCATAGTTGAAAACAACCACGTACCAGGTGGGATCGATGATCTCGCCGGATAGGATGCGCATCGCATAATCGTGCTGCTCCCAGCCGATAGAGACCCGGTCCGGATCGTCGCCGGCGGTGGTGATGATCCACCAGATTGGCTGGGTGCGCGCCGCCCCGGCTTCGAAGGTCATTACGTCCCATAGATCTCGGTTAGGCTGGGCGTGCAGCTCGTCGAAGGCGCATGCGCTGAGGTTCAAGCCGTGCTTGGTGTAGGCTTCGGCGGAGAGCGCCTGATAGATCGATCCGGAGACTTTATCCACGATGGTCTTGGCCGAATCGGTTACTTTTGCCCGCTTGGCCAGCGCCGGCGTCAGCCCGATCATGTCCTTGGCCACCTTGTAAATGATCCCGGCCTGCTTTTTGTCCGCTGCGCAGCCGTAGATCTCCCCGGCCTTCTCCCCATCGGCGAATGTGTGATACAGGGTAGCGCCTGCGACTAGCTCGCTTTTCCCGTTTTTCTTGGGAATCTCGATGTAGACGTAACGGTATTGGCGGGTGCCGTCTTCCTTGAGCGTGCCATATACATCCCGAACGATCTGGCGCTCCCAGGGCAGGAGCAGGAACGGCTGCCCATAGAACCGGCCTTTGGTATGCTTCAGGCTCTCATAGAACTTAATAGCCCGCTGGGACCGCGCTTCGCTAAACATGGCCACCACCATGATCAGGACCAGCAGGGAGGAGAGGGCTCTCTTCATGCATGCCCTTCCCCGTTCACGAAATCGGTGACATCGTCGAGGAGCTGCTCCAGCTCATCCGGAGGCGGCTCTTGCTCCTTCTTGGCCGGCGCCGTCCCCGCCCGGGCGCGCGGGGTGAGATATAAGGACTGGCTGTACTTATGCAAGAGATCTCGCTTGCGGTCCGCCCGGCCGTCCAGCCTCAACACCGCATCGAACGCGCCCACCACCTGGACTGCCATCAGCACCGCATCGTCGAATTGGCCTGCCTCGACCAGCTTCTCGTGCGCCTTCGCCAGGAGCAGCCAGGCAGCGTAGGCGGTTTTCCGCATGGTGTCTATCTCGGCGAGCTGCTCGACCAGCATGCAGTAATTGAGCAGCAGCTCCTGGTCCAGCCGGGTCACCACCTCGCCCTCGAGGCCTGCGTAGGTGCGCATCATGCGCCGCCAGGCAGCCTGAGCGATCTCATGGCCATCCAGGCGCGCCGGCGCAGCCATCGGCAAGCTGCGCTCGGGCCGCAACTGCGACTCTCGCTCGGACCGCTGGGCCTTTTCGGCTGCGGTCTCGTGGCGTTGGATGAG